CTGCTATCAACCAAGTCATCATGTTCCATGTTAGGGAACCCAGCAAACTCTTCAATAACTTCTTCTGCCCATCTTGTTTCTGGCGCCCATACAACACCCGAATGAAATAGATCAGATACAGCATTTACCCTGGATATCTTATCGTTACCTCTGCTAGGTGTGTATTCTTGAACAGGAATGCCCATAGCTCTCAGTTCAAATATTAATGGCATACCAGCAGCTTTTGCTTCTACGATAAATGCGTCAGGGTTGTATTCTCGAAACTTCTCCATTGCTTTTGTTTTTAGCTCTGGAAACTCTAAACGCTCTTTATATGCATCCAGCAAGATTAGATTAGGAGCATAAGTGCCTTCCTCATCATCTTCCCTATAAAATACACCCCAAGTCGTACATGCAGAAAAGTCAGCCCTTTGGTTCTTCATAAAGGCTGTATCCCAAGACTGGATGATAAACTCACATTGAGGAGGATTCCTCCCTTCCCATGTTCGCCACCATTCTCTTTTGACTAATGCGCCCTCTTCAGAAGTAGGGTCTTGTTGGTATTGAGCCATCCACTTACTATTGGGTAGCTCTGCTCTAAGTGCGGATAATTCTTCAAAGCTCCAAAACTGTGACCATAATGGACTACCTGAAGGTAATATAGCGGGTAACTCAATCACTTCCCATTGATCTGCACCACCCCTTTTAATGCTAGCATCCACAACTTGACCAGTAAGGTCTTTGTTATGCCATCTAGTCATCACAACAACGATTGCGCCATTTGGCTGTAAACGCTGTCTTGGTCCAGAGGTGTACCACTCATAGGTACGATTGAATACATTGATGTCTGCGCTAGCGCCTTCTTGTTCTGAATGCGGGTCATCGATCACTAATAGATCAGCACCCTTACCAGTTACGGCACCGCCAACACCGATAGCGAAGTATTCTCCGCCTTTGTTTGTGTTCCATCTTCCCGCAGCCTTGCTATCTGCTTGCAAGCTAACGTCTGGAAAGACTTCTTTAAAATCATTACTGTTTACAAGGTTCCTGACCTTCCTACCAAAGCCAACAGCCAACTCAGCCGTGTGAGCAGTCTGTATGATCTTCTTATCAGGGAAACGTCCTAGAAACCACGCAGGGAGCAAATAAGAGGCAAACTCACTCTTAGTGTGTCTTGGGGGCATATTGATGATTAAACGCTTTAGATCGCCTCTAGCGACCTTCTCGAACGCTTCAGCCATTATCTCATGGTGTTTACCATGTATGAAAGCAGCCCACATCTCATTAACGAAAGCCATAAAGCTATCGCCACACTTTTCTCTTACCTGAGATTGCTCATATTCTTCTAGTAAATCTATGAACTCTTGTTTTTGTGCAGCAGGTAACTTCTGTATCTGCTTTAGTAGGTTCTTATTCATAACGTATATACCTAATAAGTGGATACCTTCTTAATAAAACCTTTAGTAGGTACATACCAGGTAGGCACTTAATAAGTAGAAACTGGGTAATAAGTAGATACTGGGTATATCTACCCGTGGATTCTATCATTTTGCACGTCTTCACAAAAAAATCAAGCATATTTATGAAATTTTACAAAAAATTATGTAGGGGGTGATGGGACCCAGGCTATTTTCTACCAAAAACATATATATAGCTTACTTTAGTTGCTATCATTTTGCAATAAGTAGGGGGGGGTACATAAAAACTACTAATATCCTGTGCAAAACACTATGTATATATGGTAGTCAGGTACCCGCGCGTGTGATTGGGGGGTGGGGTCGGCGTGGATCGGTGGGATTTGGCGACTTCATGGGGGTGGGTGCGCGGATACGCATGTGCATAGCTGCTTCTACAAATATTATTTACTGGTTACGCATACGAACGCATGCGCATGTGAGGCTATTACTCGCTCGACTCAGCTAGTAACTGCTCAAGTTTGGTCTCGATGTCTCTCTCGATCTCATCGGTGTCTCTAGCTTTACGCTCCTCTATTACATCGGAGAAAAGCGATACTGATTTGCCTAGTAACTCCAATGCTCTAACTCTACTCGCATCGCTATCGCTCTCTTTGCTCTCTCGGTATAGCTGTTCTATAACATAGTTGCGTGTTCGTAAGGATGACGCGGTTACGCTGGTCTCTTTACGCTCTATAGCCTTATGTAAGCTTAGGGCTATCTTAGGGTTCGCTATTAGCTTGCTTGCTTCGACTTCTACCCATTTAGGTATTTTGCCCGCCTTGGTTAGCGTGACATCGTAAGCCTTCGCATACGCCTCTTTATAACTA